TTTTAAAAGACCGGTAACACTGTTACCTAGCCATACAAGTATGGCCTTACCCACTGCAATTGCGAATGAACGTAATCCAGTAGACCAACTTTCCGTTGGTAGAAATCCGATTTTGGACTTGTGTCAGAGGCTATCTGTATACAGAATAACTTCGGAGGGGACCATATTTGATCCCAAACCACTTTTAAGTGGTTCTCATCGCTTATTTGCGATGATAGGCTATAAGCTGCCTTTGTCTGTTTTTCGGAAACTGAAGATCCTGACAACAAACCAATGGTTGCAATTGGAGCAATCATGGTCAGCAATTATGCTGACTGTCGTTTTACACCCTGAATTTCAGGCTGATTTATACGATTTCGATCTTATTAGATCGATCCAGAAATTTAAAATCTGGTATATTTCTTTTAATTTAAGAAAATTACAAGTTAATTGTAAAACAAGGTCCGATGGAACAACGTACCTTGTTGTCAAAGGTTTCTTTGACAGGCACACCAATACGTGCCTTATGCTAAAAACATTATCATCGATGATGCAAATGTCAGCATATCAGTATTCTGAGAATACTTACCCTAAGAATATTACGGTATTCCCTGGATTACACCCCTTCGGGGCCGAACCTTGTCTAGACTGGTTCGGGGGACACTTGTATAAATACAAGTACATTCTACAAAAGAATGATAAGACGCTAAGAGAAATAGCGAGCTTATGCCAAATGAGAACATTTGGAAGGGCCCTTCCGACCCCGGGGAAATCTATTTTGATTTCCACTCTAGAGGAAACTCTAGAGATACTTTCGAAACGAAAGGAAATTGAACCTAAGGTTCTAAGAACGTTAGAAACGTTCTCCGATCGCATTTTTAATCGATTGAATGCAGCATCTATGCCGCACAGAACACATGTAAGTGTCTCTGGCTCTGGTAGTTACCAGAAATCCCAAAAAGAGGGAGGTAAAGCAGAAGATTGTAAGCTTCTACTTAAGCCATTGATAGAAACTTCTATCAAAGATGTAAATATCATCTATAGTGACAATCGTCTAGTAACTTTAACGAGTTGTTTGTCTACTAATATATGTTTATATGACATATATGGTCAAATGTTTTTGACCGATCTGTTTGTGGCCGGAAGGCCACTTAAACAGACGAACCTCGTCAAAAAGACCGAGGTTAATGAGCATATGCTCATAGATGTATTGTATACATCCATGGGATCCCATGTCGCACGTAATGTCCAGTCACGTGTTCTGGGGGATATCATGTTACCTGAAACCACAGGTAAAGCACTCTTGCTTTGTGCAAGCGCACAAGCCAATTTATATGGCTACTGGACAATAGATCCAGACGGATATCTACTTGTTGGAGACCTCCGCATTCCATTTTGGAATGAAAAACATATTATTAAATATGTATCGACAGCTGAGCCTGAAGTTTTCATGACTTGTCTAGCCGAACCCGGCACAAAAGCGCGGGCGCTTGGGAAATCCCAAGCTTGGATGCAAATTGTTTTGCAAGCCATGAGATTCATGGCCGAACCGGTTATAGCCCGGGATGGCAGAGCCCGTATTGGGCTTAGTTCCGACAATAAAATGTGGGACTTCCTTAAGTTCTTAGGAAAGGAGAAAGGACTTATTTCCTCCAGTTTTGTATTTCAAAACTCTGACTTGAAGTCAGCAACTGATCATTTTCAGTTGGAGCTGATTAAATCAGCTTGGTCAGGGCTGTTAAAACAGATCCCTGCCGAACACCCGTTTCTGGTGTATAGTAGTCTAATGACTAATGGGAGACTTGTCGTTCCAGACGAGCGACTCCTAGGGTATAATTACCCTCCCTTCATATCGGAGGCAGGTTCCTTTATGGGAGAACCAATGAGTTTTTTAACACTCACACTAGTATCTATGCTAGTTGATGATATGACAACGTATTATTATACGATGCGAAATCATCAGGCAATCTTTTCATTGCCTCTGCAGGAAGTTTCTGCAGTACACCCGACAGTAATTGTCGGAGACGACTTAATGTCGTTGCGGCCTGACAAACAGGCGATCGCTATATCTCGGAAGATATATACGAGCTTAGAAATTAAGCTATCCCCTGCCAAAGACGGCGATTCTCGAATCGTTGGAATTGTAGCGGAGGACCATGTCATATATGATCATGAGAGGAAAGAATTCCTTTATATCGATGTCATCAAATGTAGACTTCTAACTACGATGACTCGACAACACTCTGATAACAGAGTATCCTTACTAGGTAAGGGTAAGATGTTAGGTAACCAGTTAGATTACCTAGATCCTAAAGACCCATTTCGGGTCATTGCCAATATTTATTTTTGGAAAATATTCAACCGGGAATACAAATATTCCCTAGACAACATTAGGTTGCCTATACACCTACCACCTAGTTCTGGTGGTCTAGGCGTCCCCATAGTTTTTGGGAACCTCCCAGATTGGGAGCTCATATACATAAAGTATATTGTGTGGCTAACTAGCCACGGTACCACAACGGATACCATTAAGAAGATCATGGAACTGAGATCTCTTAATAACCGTAGAAAATACGGTAGGACAGTACCTATACTGCCTGAGGCCGTTATTAACGAACTATCGTTGTATAAGCCTTGGCCAAAAGAAGTTTTGGTCGAAGAGTTAGAACCCTTCTGTGTGTACTCTACAGCACAAACACGACAAATAATTGAGTCGGCATCGGGAAAACCGATGTATGTTTCTCCAGGAGCCTGGGGCCCAAAATATACTGAAATAATTCAGTCTGCCTATGAAATAGGCATGATCCCTATGTGGGATGCGATAGATATTATCGAAAGAGTGATGATCTTTAACGATCTACTCACTGGTGGCGTAAAGCCACCCACCGTCCGTACCTTAAAGGAATGGAAGAGACACTCGAATGCTTTTTGGAGCAAAGAAATCGAGGAATCCGGTGATCAGTTTATTGAGACTGATATATCACATATTCGTGATTTTAAAGACATTAATTGGCTTACCCAGAATTTCTGGGGCGGATTTGTTCAAAGAGCATATATCCACAAAATTGTAAAACAATTTGGACCATCGTTACAAATGGTCTTGGGTAGAGATATCTACCCAGGAACGCCTATGCGTTCTAATAAGAAAGTATTTCTTATCTCAGAATTAAAGGAACTTATAGATTCTGAAGGTGACTTAGTCATCTAGGGGCCGAATATTCGGTCAGCACTACCCTTTCCGTAGTCGGGG